CGGCGAGAATCGCCGTGTTGTCGTCGACCTTCCCTGCGGCGGCGGCGGCGTCCGACTCCGCCTTATCCCACTTGGTCTTCGCGGCGGTGGCGGAGTCCACCGTATTGTCGCCAATCAGCGCTTTGACCACTTCCTCGTCATGCGTTTCACGTGACTCGACACCTTCGATTCGGGTCAGGTGTTTTTCGAGCACATCATCAATGGTGCGCATGGAGCCGTTGTAACCGTCGCGCAGATCGGCCGGGTCGTTGTCGCCATACAAATCAAGCCCGTAATTATCGGTTTTTCCGTAGATGGCGCTCATTGGTTGGCTCCTTTCGTTTCTCGGATAAGCGTTTCCAGATAATGTATTTTTTGGTCCAGTATCCTCATGGACTTGTTGTATCCATCCCGCAGGTCCATAGGCGTATCGTCCGCATAGAGTGGCAATGCGAGGTGTTGTGTCCTATCGTATCGGCCGTTGGTCACTGTTGTCCAGTCCTTTCTCGTGGAGTGACTCGTGGTTCCTCATCACCAAAAATCTCACGATTGCCAACCACCGCCCAAGTGATGCAATCGTACTGTGCGGCCTGACCTGCGGTCATGGTTGCCATCCGATCCACCCGTGCGCCATACACGGCGAGTTCGCGGTAGATATCACGGTTCGTGCTCTCCGAGTCCTCATATCGCCCTGTGGTCGGATTGTAGGTGACCTCGCCGTTTTCGAACTTGTCGAGTTTTGCGGCCAGATCATCCAGTGTCGAGTTCACGCTGTCCTGCCATGCGGCTACCTGCGCCAGAGTCTTGTTGATGGCGTCAATGTCCGCGTTTTCGCCTTTTGCGAGATCGTCCACCGACTCGCGCAGTTCGTCCAAGTGGTCGGCCACTTCCTGCACGTAGCCGAGCACGGTCAACGTGTCGCGGTAACTAAATGGCTGAACCGTGGTGAAATAGCGTTGGCGCGGATCAATATCCAATGGCGCGGCGCTTGGGTTCGTTCCGTCCATAAAGCCTCCTGACTGTCAATGTCAAGTATACTCTAGTGGCCGAGATTGTAGGCAAGACTCGCGGAGTGGAGTTGTGGCACGTTGGCCATGTTGTCGCCACTGCCCCACATACCCATGAACAGGTCTTCGAGCGAGTTTACGACCATCATGTCGATGTTGAGCATGGTGTTGCGCCAATCCTGCAACAGTTGGGATTGTGAACCGCTGGTGCCGAGCGTATGCGACGTGGAATTGCCCTTGTCCGACGAGTGTGCGTAATCCGTGTTGCTGGTACTGGACGCGGTGGCCGTGCTGTCCTGTTGGGTGACGGTATGCGTGTCGCCGGTCGAATCGGTTTGCGAAGCGGTGGTCGCGTACTTGCGGAAGTCATCGATACGGGTCTGCGGAAACTCGCTGTTGAACGTCATCGACGAATTGTCCGCCTTGGTGTCGGACGTGCTGTTCGCCGTGGACTCGTTCGACTGTGTGCCGCTCGATTTCCCGCTGGACTCGTTCGTGTTGGTCGAATTCATCTCCTGTCGGATGTCGGACGTGATGAAGGGGTCGAACTTATGTTGGGCCGAGATATACAATTGGTTGAAGTAGTCCATCTGCTCTCGCATGGTGCGGCCTAGATAAAACACGAACATCTGCGGTGTTTCGCTGCCGATTTCACGCAGTGCGTAGTGCGCCACGATTTTCTCGTTGAGGATCGCCCTGTGGTTTTCGTCGAAAATCGGGTAATATTGGGCGCTCAAGTGCAGTTTTTCGTCCGTGTCGAAACCGCGTGCGATTAGATTGCCGAGTGTCAGGGTGTAATCCGCCATGCTGTCTTTGATGGCGTACATGCTCAGGTCCTGCACCATATTCATTCCTCTTCCTTGTTCCCGTCGACGTCCAGAAGTCCGCCCGAAGTGGTGTCGTTCCACTCGATGCCGACCGGCTTCCCGGAGTCGGCCATTTGCGGCCACAGTCGGTTGATCGTGTCACATGCCTGTTGGCGTGATTTAAGATAGCTTAGGCGGAAAACGTTTGTGCGCGAGTTTCCGGCCGTCACTTCCGATTCAAGTAGTCGTTCCTTCTTTTCCGTGGTCGAGTTGTCAATGCCAAGGTAGTTGACCAATTCGTTCCACACCTGCGTTTTGGTGGTGATGATCTTATCCGCAAGAAACGGCGTCATGTTGGGGAAGGTTTGGAACATGCCTGTGATATCCGCGGAATCATAGGTGTAGACATAGGGGTCTCCGTCCTCGCGCGCCTTCATGAGGTTTTGGGCGGTGAGTTTGTTGGTTTCGGACGTGGCGATGATCAATGGCACCGAAATATTGTCGAGGTTGACGTCGAGCGCCCTATCCGCGATGGCCAATCGTGTGGCGTAATTCCACATGACGTCGATCATGGTGCAACGCAACTGGTTGTCCCAGATCGGGACGCACTCCTTCGAACCGATCTGCGGGTGCGAGTAATTCGTGGCGACGGGCTGGAAACTGGTTGGATTGCCGTAATTGTTGCTTCCGCCGATGTTGCCGGACGTGACCATGAAACGGTGCACCCCCTTGCGTTTGTCGGGGAAGAAGAGCGCCAAACCGTTTTCAAAAAGAGTCAGCTCCAAGTACCGCTCGTCGATATATGGCGGCAGGTTGACCCATTTGAACCGGCTCACCGCCAACATCTCAATCAGCTTCATATACTGGTTGATTCGCAATGACTGCCGCATTTCAGGTAGGTTCAGATTGCCCCACATGGATCCGAGTACGCTCTGGTTGTCCCAGTGCGCGGCCTTGCGCGCGTTGTTGCGCCTGCCCATAGTCACCGTCCTTAATATAAACAATGGAGAGAGTTTTCTCGACTCCCTCCATTATATCTAGTATGCGATACCCGATAGCGGCACGTTGTCCGCATAATCGGTGACGCCGATTTTATCCGGATCGGTCCATACCGTCACGCCGCTTTCAAAAATACCTTTGACCGTCAGACGGTATTCTTCCGGGCACGTCGAGCTACGCACATACAATTCGTGCAGTTTCCAGTATGTGAAATTGGACATTGCCATCAAATTCGTCGGAAGTCGCATGAATCGCTGGATATAGTATCCGTACCTTAACCACACTTCGCCAATGGAGCGCATGGCGGCCGGTGGTATCTGCCGGAACCGCACCATGACGCCGACCAGTCCGTTCGCAAGGTTGAAGGCGTCGCCACCCAATGCGCCCGACGTGGTGGGCGGTACCGTTTGCGTCTGCTGCACCTGCGCGTTGATGCCCGCGATGGTGTTCTCGTAATCGCCCTGCGCCGTCGCCTGGGCGAGCTGCCGGTTCATGTCCGCGAACTGCATGGTCTGCTGGTTGGACAGATTGGTTTGCGCGAGACTGTAGGCGTTGGCCTGTGAGGTGCTTGCGTTGTTGGTGGTTTGCGTGTTCGCCAATTGTTGGTTCGCCGTCGAAACGTTGTTGTCGTAAGCCATCTGGTTTGTCCATGCGCCGATCGCGGTTCCCGCGATGGCACCGGCCACACCGCCGATATTGCCCGTGACCGCGGAACCGACCGCGTTGGCCACACCCGAACCGATGGTGTTCAATTGCGACATTTGGTTGTTGAAACCGAGATTCTTCAACGTCAGATCGGCGCCCATCTGTGCGGCCTGGTTGCTGATCGCATTCATCGCGTTGCGATTCGACGTTCCAAGACGGTTTTGGGCGCTTGCGTACTGCGTGCCGAGTTGCGCCTGGGCGTAGGCGTTGTTGATGCCCATTTGCGTTTTCTGCTGTGCCCAATCGGCCGACTGTTGCGCATACGCCCGTGTGTAGGCGCTGTTGGCCAAGGCCAGGGCGCTGCCGTTGTTGACCGTCATGAAAGTCGGGAAATCGGTGATGCCGAATGATGCGTTGAGCATTTCGCCCGAATCGATCGGCAGACCGGAGTCGTTCGGCAATGGTGACTGTTCGCTGACACCGCCCGCGTTGTAACCGCGCGGATAGAAATTGAGTCGCGGAGATGGTGGCGCGTAGTCCCATGATTCTCGAATGGTCAGGTCGGCGCTTGGGATCTGTTCGGGATTATAGGTGATCACGGTACCGTTGAGACACGAGCATTCCAGTATCGCGTATGGTGCGGTGCGGAATTTTTGCAGATACTTGTAGCGTTCGGGGAGTTTGAAATTATCACGGAAGTCCTTGATATGGATGATGTCGGCGTAGCGGCTTTTAGCGTCGTTATGTCTGATCTCCAACCGGTAGCAGTCGCCACGCCAGTCAATCATGTGATTGAAGAACACGCCCGGTTTGCTTTGGTTTTTCAACAACGCCTCCGGAAGCTGGGGAATGGCGTAGATGCCGCAAATGCCTTGTGTCACCCAAGGGTATTCCGCGCCCGCGCCCATGACGGCGAGGAAGTCCAAGGCGTCCGAGAAATAGTATAATGCCGTGCCGTTTGTGTGGTTTTCAAAAGCGCCGCCGTCCGCGCACGTGGTTTTCGGCGCGCTTGCCGTGCCGGGGTCGGCGTCCAGTTTGGTGGTGGACACCACGAGCACGCCGAAGGTGGTGTAGCCGTTCGTTTCACCGATCAGACTCATGTATTGCTGTCCCGTGACCACCATCGCCTTGCCGGTGTCCAGTCCTTCGGGCAGGTCGAGATAGGTGCGGCCCCAGTCTTTCCAAGCGTTCTCGTTCGCGATTCCGACGTGTCCGCGCTCGACGTACGCGTTGCCGAGTTGGATGTCGTGCTGGAAACTCTGCCACACGTCAAGTTGGATGTTTAGTTGTGTGGTGTTGGCGTTGATATAGTCGCACGTCTGGATGAAATAGTACCAGCTACGTGGAGTGTCGAAATCGTAGTCGTTCGTCGCGATCAGATAATTGTATCGTGACGCTTGGGCGAACGGCACCGGCAGCCGCACCGGAAGGCCGTATTTCGCCATGGTGCAATTTGTGAACTCGATACCGTCCAGCCGGTCGAAATACTCTTTTTGGGCGGTTTCGTCCTCCCATTTGACAATATCCCTATATCCCATATCCCACGGAACGTTGCAGAGTTTGAATCGTGTGTTCGGCGTCCATTTCGCGTAGCTGAAATTAATTGGCAGATCGTTCGCGCTCATAGAATACTCCTAAAAAAGAATGGGTACGGGGATCGCTCCCCATACCCATTCTAACGCCTGCCGGGTGTGCGCGTCAGGCGGCGGTGATGTCGAGGATTCCCTTACCTTCGATTCCCGCGAACTTTGCGGCAATATGGGCCTTTCCTTCGGCTTCGCAGGTAACCTGTCCCGTCTGGTCGACGGTGGCGATTGAGGCGTCGGGGTCCTCCACCCGCCACGTGGCAAGATTGCTTACGTCCTGCTTCGACCCGTCCGTCATGATGGCGTGCGCGACCAGCTTGACGACGTCGCCGGCCTTGGCGGATTTCGGAATGTCGATCTGCATCCCGGACAGCGCGCCGATCCTGACGCCACCGACCCAAGTGCCGACCACGGGCACGTCGAGCGCCGCGGAAACCGTCTGGTCGATTTCAGGCGTTGCCGGATTGATGTACGTGGCCTGGGCGGTGACCTTGAGGGATTCGGCGGTTTCGTCCAAACCGCAGCGCAGGATGCCGTCGTTATCGATGCCGGTGAACTGGGAGGTCGCACCCTCGACCGCATACTTGATGCCGGTTGGCTGGAAGGACGCCGTATCCTTGTTGGCGCTGGCGATGGTGGCCACCACCTGCACCAAGTCGCCACGCGACACGTTCTGCGGGGTGACGGCGAGCTGACCGTACTTCCGCACTTTCAACCCGAACGTCGGCTTGGAGGTGGTGAGCGTGTCGGGCAACACCACAGTGTCGGCGGAACCGGAACCGGTCCAGAACAGGATGGCGTTGGCGAACGGGTTAGGGGTAATAGACCCCCTATGCTTGAAGAAGATGTTGCGCGTGCCGTCAATCGGGTTCACGGGGCTGTTCGTCGTTTCGAGCATCTCGTCCCAGCAGAAGAAGAAGTCCTCCGTGGTGAGCACCGCCTGCACCTTGCCGGCCGCGCCTCCAATGCCGAACATGTCTTCCGGAATCGGAATGATGCGATACGGCACGTTCACTTTATCGATGTTGAACGCGGCGGCGAGAGCTTCGACGTTGAGTGCGGCGATCACCTGCGGGGTGGCGAAGAGAATGGCTTCGCTATCGCGCCACGGGGTGACCCAGCTCATGGCATTATATCGCTGCATGGCCGACATCGGGCTTGCCTTCAACTCGTTGGCCACCTGCTGGATGAGACGCAGCAACGTCTTCGCATCCGCCTCGGTGCTGTCCGCGCTACCCACATCGGGCGTGTGGACACGGTAGAACCCGCCCTTGCGCGCGTATTCCGCAAAACACTGGGTCTTCATGAGATACATGTCGTTCCGATCGGACAGGATCGGCGCGTTCATGATCTCGCTGATATAGTTCGACATGCCTTCTTCGCCGTCGAAGGCGGTCAGCAAGGCGTCCTCGGGGATCGTGACCGGGTAATAATGGTCGAAGGTCAAGGGGTGGAACACGCTTGCGGTCGGCGGCGAGTATCGGCCATACACGTCATCCCCAAGATATTCCTTGTTGAAATTGCGGGTACGGGCCTTGATCAAGCCCACGGCGGCCTGCTCGTAAGTGGATCCGTAGCGCTTGAGCGTGCGCGGCGAGCCGATCAGCTTGAGCGGGTCATCCCAATCCGCGTGCTGGACGTAAAGGCCGATCAGCCGCTGGATCAGCACGCCGGTGAACTCGTCACGCAGGTAGGGGAAATTTCGCATGGTGTCCACCGCGTTGCGGATATTGCCCTGCGTTGCGGACGGAATGCGGGTCTGGAACTGCGGTGAGGTGGCGGAGCGGACGGCGTTGAAGATCTCAACGTCACCCTTGCCTGCAAGTGGTCGAATATTGGACATTGTTTATACCTTTCTTTTAGTCGAACAAATCTTCGATTGACTCGCCATCATCGTCGTTGTCGCCGTCATTGTCGGACGGTGCCGGTGGTTCGGTGTAGCCAAGCGTGTCCATCATGGCCTTGAGTGCGGCCAATTCCTTTTCGATACCGTCAAGGCGTGCGCTTACGTCCGGTTCGGACGGCTCCGGTTCCGGTTCCGGTTCCTTTGGCCTGACATCATCGTCGACGGTTTCCGTCCGCTGTTCCTCTTCGGTCGGCGGCGGAGTGGTGGTTTCCCCGCCTTCGGTGTTTGGGTCTGCCATGCAAAACTCCTTACGTTGGTAGTGTTTTCATCAAAATTATATCATGCGGCGGAAAATAAAATGACCTCCGCAATCACGCGGAGGTCCGACTGTCCCATCGGAGCGCGAAGTGAAAATCGTAGGGCATTGTCGCCACGACAATGATTTCATGGTCGGCGGCGTTTTCAGCCGTGGCAATCCGACTCATGTCGCTCCCAGTCGAGAATCGACGCTCACAAGACACGATCATTATAGCATGACCATTGTTCCGTAATCATCCATGACTTGCACGCCATGACGAAATTCTTCGTATGGGATGGGTTGCGAGAACATGTTGCCCGCCATGCAGACGTCCACTTCACCGTCTTCCCGCCATCCCTGATAGCGGTTCATTCCGAGGATGGTCAGTTTTTCGTATCGTGCGGCGATTTTCCATTTGCCAAGTTCGGTCGGGTGGATGTCGCATGATTTCACCGGATCCCAGCCGCTTAAAATACAGCCGTCCGTGTTCGCGTACAACAGCCGATCGGCGTTCGCACGGCAGACGTCCATGAGTTTGCGGCGCGCGTAGGCGTTGACCCAGATAGGCACGGGGAGGTAATCGGTTTTCAGATTCGACTCCTCACGCCGCGCCACATCCCAGTCCAAGGTTATTCCGTCTTTCGAGAGTGGGAGCATGACGGCGCCTTTTGGCAGACTCGCCATCTTGCCTACGAGAGCGTTCATGATAAGTTTCGCCATCTGCCGTCTCTCTCCCGTCGCCCGCTGTTTCAAGTCCCCCCATTCGTCAATGAACGACCGGAAGAAACCCTTGGAACGCCTGAATTTCCACCCCCTGACATACTTGTAGACGCTCACGTCATAATTCTGGTAAAGCAGTTCTTGGTCGATGCCGGTGAGCACGCGCGTGACATATCCGCGGGTTGAGGTAAGGCGGTTCAAACCGTAGATACTGCGGTTGTCGAGCAGGAAGGGGTATCCGTCCGGTTTGAGTTCCGCGCGAAACGTGAGTTCGTCGCAATGCAACGGCATGTCATCATCCTGGATGTATTCGCCGTCGTATGGTTCCGGTTCGCCCCACGGCAACCATTCGTCTCGTAATATGGACGGATACATGGAATTGCAGTCGACGTCGACCGCCTTGCCATAAGTTCCTTCTTTGGCGATCATGAAGCCGCCGATGTAGGCGTCATGCAATGATTCCTTATCCTCCGGCTCAAGCTGTGGGAATTTGTCGTAATACCATTTCCACTCGCCGGACGTGAAAGCCTCCATACTCGCACCGCCCGCCGTGATCTTGCACAAACCGCGGTTGTCGTATTCTCTCAGGATGTCGAGCAGTTGCGTGCCGGTCATGGTAAGCCTGCAATTTTCCCGCAGAAGATTCGATATGTCGAAGAAACGTGCGGAATTTTCGCGGTCTATCCGCACGCTGAAGCTGAAGAACTTGCCTTTTTTCGACACTATCGCATCCCAGCTCAAGTTGGAGTTGTGTTCGTTGTGGGGGAGGGAGTGTACGACGTGCGCCATGAACGAGTCCAAAACATCGGGATCGGTCACGTAGACGGTGAGTTTGCCGCCCGACATGATGTACGCCAAAAGACCCTTGGGCGCGGTGACGTCACGCAGGACGGTGCCGTCCGTGAAGCGTATGACGTTATCCGCGCACCATAATCCCACCCTGTTGTCTTGCATGGTCATGGTATGATTTCCCTTGCTTGCTCGTCCGCTACTTTTCCAGTGCGCCCGCTTCCGTCACCCACCTGTCGAACTGCTGTCTTGAGCGTTGATAGCCCCTGCTGTTGTCGCGGAATATCGACGTGAAACCGTGGCGAACGGGGTCGTATACCGTCCAGTCGAATACGATTCGTGGTGCGTCCGTCTGTTCGATGAACGCGCGTTTTTGCGCTGCCGATAGTTGACGGAATCGTTTCAGCCGTTTCGAGCCGAGCGTGGTGGCCAGGATTTTCTCGAAAACCTCATAGCGTCCGCGTGACATGTATGACGGCCATTCATGCTCGTCATACAGGTCTTTGCCCTGTTTGCCTGTTCCCCGTTTTTTGGATGGTCTGTTTTTTTGTTCGGTGCGCAATCCCAGTATTTCGGCGGCATCGTGCATCTGATCCAGCAGTTCGTTGCGATGGCCGCTTTCCAGTTGGGAGCGCACGAACGCTTCGTCGCCCAGCACGTTCGTCATTTGCAGGAAATCGGTGAGCTTCGATGGAATAATCTGGGTGCGTCCGAAACCTTCGCCGGTGGTTCCGGTGATCTCATCCACGCGCTGGTCATACACGCTACGTTGTGGCATGGCTTGAGACTTGTTCCATTCGTTGATTTTCCGTCGTGCCGCATTGATTTTCCGCTGCTGCTGACGCAGGAGTCTACGTCGTTTCGCCACCGGCTCCGCCTGGATCTGCGCGTCTGTGATGGGTGTGCGCCCTGCGAACATGATGTCTTTTTTCGTCGGTTTCTCCGCTGCGGTGGTGTGGTATGGGGTTGCTTTCGCTTCCGCTATGGCCTGTTTCTTCTGCCGCTCCCACTCCTTGCCCAAGGTTTTGGCGATGTTGACGAGTTGTTTGTCCGCGGTTTTGGCGAGATTCGAGTGGGAGTAAGCGCCAAGCTGTTTGATGTTGCGGGCGGCGCGGGCTTGCGCGGCCTGACGTGCCTTGACATGCTTTGGCTTTCGAGACATATGGCACAGTCCTTAAGATGGCGAGAGCACCCAAGATTGGGTGCTCCCTATAGATGAACGCTACTCAGTTATTATAGCAAGCTCACTTGGTTTCCTCGTCCACCGGCTCGATGCTGAAAAACTTGAAGCCACGACGGGAGCGACGTTCCACCACCTTGATGCACAGCGGTTCCGTCCAAGTGTTCGGCGTGCCGAAGATCCCGAACATGGTGTTAAGTCCCGCGGCGAGAGTCGGGGAGGTGGCCGCGTACGCCTTGTTGTCGTCGGTCACGATGATGACGCGCACGGTGTTGGAGATTTCGCCCGTCTGGTCGTCGGTCACCTGCACGGCCTGAGCGACGGCGTTCGTCATGTTCAGCGGTTCGTTGAGGTGTTCGTCGAGCTTTCCGGCGTTCTGTAGTGCGCTGTAGAGCTTGATTTTGCCTTCGCGGGTGGAGGTGTCGATGAAGTGCTGGACGGTGCCGAGTTCGGTGTTCTCGGTGTTGAATGCGACGAGTGCGGTATTGTTGTTTTCCATTGTTTAACCTTTCCTAGATTGTTGTTATTTTGTTTTCAGGCTTATGCCTAAAATCTTTTATATCACACGTCTTCATTATTTTCAACGTCGGCGTGTCGATTTTTTGTGTGTTCTTCGGGGTTCCATTCTTGTGGTTCCTCAAAGGTAGCATACTTGTAGAAAGTTTCCTCATTCATAGAGACTTTTTGCGAAAAAATGTTGATGGAACGCGGGATGAAGTTCGGAAACAGTTTCTTCGCACGAATCGAATATGCGCGAGCGTCCTTCAGGCGTCCGTCGACAACGTGTTCGGCTTCCAAGAAGTCGCCATCCACCAATTCCATGCCCTTAAGCACGGCGTACACTCGCGTGCGGAAAATTTCGGTTTTCGTTCGTGCCATGAGATTCTACCTTTCCTGTTCAAAGATTTTTTGCAATTCTGTGTCATTATATCGTTTCGTGTCTAGTCTGTCAAAATTTTTGAACACGGCGATAATCAGGTTTTGCGCTTGCGGGTTGTCGAAAATCATGCAACAGTCGTGTGACGTGCCGCCCTTGACCGCACACACCGCACACCATGCAATCAGGTTGGGCGGATTGACGGAACCGTCCAAATATTCCACGTCATACGTGCGGGATAGGGCGGCAGAGAGTCCGTCCAACATAGTCAGACTCCCGCATATCCGAGAGACGGCAACCACCGCTTGCGTAAACCACTCACTAGGCGCTTCACGCCACAGTTCACATAGCATGTTCACAGCACGGCAGCACGTTTCAAAATCGCCATACCCCATGTCGAACCGCTTCAAATTCAGCTCACGCTTATGGCCTTTTGTGGCACGGACAATACGCTTGCTCTCCATAATGGAGTCGTCGAAGTCACGCATGCGATAAACAGGCCGTCTGTCATCTCCACGCCTAAACATAATACCGTTCCTCAACGCGGAAATAACCGATATTCTCCGTATGAGACCGGATAGTCGCCCACTTTTTAATCAAGTCCGCCGCATCCTTATATGATGGCGCGCAACCGACTTCGATAGGCGGTTTGTTCGCACCCCTTAAGTATGCAAGGGCCACGAAAGTGCTATACATGTCTAAAACTCCAATCCGTCCACGAAGTCACTGTCGCCATACAACCACATGACCGCCCACAACTGCCGGTCAGGGCAGCGTTTCGGAGGATCAGTGGCGCCCCGCTTATGCCGCCTCCCAGCCCAAAACGCGCGAAGGCGCCAATAACCGTCAGCGTCCGGACACGTGACGCATATCCACGAATGTATCCAACCGCGAAAATACATGGCTAATTCCTCTCCAAGAGCGGTGTGTGGGCGATATCGATGGCGTCCATCATGAGGTCCGCAACCTGGGAACTATCAGCCGCGTCATATGCGCATGATGCCATGAAGTCGCTAAAACCGGTTGGAGTACGGGACTCAACAGCATATCGAAGCTCGTACCGATGGTTGCGGGGACAATACCGCAGGCGCGCACCACCGCCCACAAACGGCGACGCAAACACGGCGACATTCATATCATTCCTACACATTTCAAAAACCTTTCACCACAAAACCAATACAAGTACCACGCCCACGGCAAGCATAGCCAAAAAACATAGTGCGTCACGAATATCACGCGGCGCTTTGCAAAACGCAACCGCAGTCGTGGCAATAAGCAGAATAGCAAACAAGACAACAACAATACTCACGCCTATATCATACCAAAAACGACAACAACACCGACAATACAAGTACAAATGACGAGCACCGAAGCGAACATATCAATACACCGCCCTAAAACGTTAGATGTGCAAGATACATATTCAATTCCGATTTATCCATATGTTCGACATATGCCACACCCTCGTTTAAATCAAACGAACCATACACGCTCGTCCAACGACCACACACGTCATTCCAAACATGGAAATTATAATGCGGCGCGTAACCGCCGACGTCATTTCGGTACACCCAGCGGAACCGCCATATGCGATCAGTCTTCATGTCCGCGACGTCGAACCGTCCTTGAGTCTTCATAATCACTCACCCTTTCTATTCGCATGATAATAGTCAACGGACCCATCAGACTTCCAAAACTCCAAATTAGACAACTCCACACCCGTCTCCCTACGCAGTTCCCGACGCATACGCGCCTTCATGAGGTTTTGGGCGGTGCCATAGTCGACGAACGCCACCAATCAAACGAAACAACGGTGTTCATTTTATTTCCTTTCCCTTGAAGCGGACAACTACACTATAACACAAACAAACAAACAACACGCCCAAAAACAAAACAAAGCAAAAAAATAAAA